CTAAGGGTAATAACGTATACTTTACTGCTCCCTTTACTGTAGACGACTTTAGCCCAGCCAATGGTGCAGGTTCTATTAACGTTGCTTCTAAAGTTACAGGTTTGGCTGTATTTCGTGATCAGCTAATAATCTTTACTGGTGATAGCGTCAAGCGTGTAACAGGTAACACATCTTCAGACTTTCAAGTAGCACCTATTACAGATCGTATTGGGTGCATTAATGGTGATACCATCCAAGAAGTTGGTGGTGACATTATGTATCTTGCCCCTGATGGTATTCGTCTTTTGAGTGCTACTGATCGTATTGGTGACTTTGGGCTGGACATTGCCTCTGACCCTATATCCAAGGATGCTGCAAAGTTCTTAGCTAGTACGCCTAACTTCACCTCATTACTAATACGTGAGAAAGCACAGTATCGTATCTTTGCTTATGTAGAGTCAGAACAGCATGAAGCTGCTAAGGGCCTTATTGCTACAAAGTTTGTATCTCAGGGCGCTTCCGGTATTAATTGGTCTACTAGTAAGGGTATCAAAGCGTATGTAGCAGATAGCCGCTACTCTGGTACTGCTGAAGTTATCATATTTGCTAATACAGACGGTTATGTATATAAGCTAGACACAGGCGCATCCTTTGATGGATCAGCTATTGAGGCTATATATGAGTCTCCCTTCATGCCTCTGTCAGACCCGCAAGTACGTAAAACCTTCTATAAGCTAACCCTGTATGCTGAGCCTGCAGGTACTATGGATATAAATTTAAACATAAAGTATGACTTTGGTTTATCTAATGACCCTTCAATAATACAACCACCTACACAGAGCATTATTGGCACAGGCTCATCTGTGTTTATATTTGGTGCTACAGATGCCCTATTTAACACCGCTACATTTGGCGGTCAGTTAGATAAGGTGTATAACACCAACATCATCGGTTCAGGTAAAACCATAGCAATTCGTATTGAAGATAACTCAACAAACCCCTCATTTACTCTAGACACTGCTTTGTTAGAGTTTAAACAAGACGATAGACAGTAAGGACAGATCATGGCAGGTTACACACGTCAAGATACAGCTAACAACATTTCCAACGGTAGCGTTATTGATGCTGATGACTTTGATGCAGAGTACAATGCGGTTGAAGCTGCATTCAATGCTTCTACAGGGCATAAGCATGACGGTACATCTGGTGAGGGTGCGCCTATTACTAAGGTAGGGCCTACCCAAAACGTTATTGTTTCAGCTATAAATGTACTCCCTAAGACAACTAATACACTGGATCTAGGGTCTAGTTCGACACAGTTTAAGGATGCTTTCTTTGATGGCACTGTAGACACAGATGCACTTACTGTGTCAGCCAATGCTACAGTGGGCGGTACTCTTGGTTCTACGGGCGTTGTAACGGCTAGTGCTGGTGTAGTAGGTAACATCACAGGCAATGTAACAGGTAACGTTACGGGCGACTTGACAGGAGATGTAACAGGCGATGTTACTGGTGATTTAACTGGTAATGTTACAGGTAACGTGACAGGTAATACTACAGGAAACCTAACGGGTAATGTTACAGGTAACGTGACAGGATCTATTACAGGCAACGTGACAGGTGACTTAACAGGTAATGCAGACACAGCAACAGTATTGGCTACAGCACGTACCATTACTGTTGCAGGCGATGTTACGGCTACTGCTGTTTCCTTTAACGGGTCTTCTGACATTACACTTACTACAGCACAGGCTAATAACTCAGTGGACTTGGGTACACATACTACAGGTTCTTACGTAGAGAGCCTTGTGGCGGGTACAGGCGTCACCATAACCAACAATACTGGTGAGAGTGCCACACCTACTGTAGCTATTGGTCAGGCCGTTGCTACCACATCTGATGTCACCTTTAATGATGTTGTAGTATCTGGTGACCTCACAGTGTCAGGCACTACAACTACAGTCAATACTGAGACACTAAACATTGCGGATAACCAAATAGTCCTTAACTCAAATGAGACTGGTACGCCATCACAGAATGGTGGTATTGAGATTGAACGTGGTACATCTACTAACAAGACACTCGTATGGGATGAGTCAGTAGATAAGTGGACTGTAGGAAGTGAGACATTTGTAGCTGGTGCCTTTCAGGGTGCTATTACTGGTGCTGTAACTGGTAACGTGAATGGTAACGTGACAGGTAATGTAACGGGCAACTCCTCTACAGCTACTACCCTACAAACAGCACGTAACATTATTCTTACTGGTGACGTAACGGGTACTGCATCCTTTAACGGATCAGCCAATGCAACTATAACTGCTACAATAGCTGATGATAGTCACAACCACGTAATAGGCAACATTGATGGGCTGCAGACAGAGATTGACACTAAGGCTGAGCTTGCTGGGTCGGGTTCACAGGTCTTCTCTGCATCCACTCTAAATGCTAGTACTGTTGATCTAGGAGCATGGACCATTACTGAGTCTGGAGGTGTTCTGTACTTCAACAATGGTTCAAACAGAATGAAGCTAGATGCCTCTGGTAACTTAACAGTAACAGGTAACGTAACAGCTTATGGTACAGTCTAATAGCACAATATATGGATCTTCCTAATGCCTCACGTAACCTTGACACCAGATGAGCTAGAAGCTATGCTAGACAGAGCAGCTAAGCGCGGTGCTAAGTTAGTGCTGCGTGAGCTAGGCCTGCATGATGAGTCAGCTTCTGTAGACATACGTGAGATACGTAGCTTGCTTGATACATGGCGTCAAACACGTCAGAGTATATGGAATACATTCATAAAGATAACAACCATTGCTGTATTTACCTTCATCGGGATGGCAATCTGGATGAAACTGGGTAACTAATAAGGACTATTATAATGGCTAAGAAATTTGGTGGCTTTACACCTGAACAGATGGGTAAAATTATACCTGAGATGCAGGGAATGCAGGCTGATGAACAGGCTAGGTTCTTAGCATCCCAACCGGGAGCAGCTGCACGTGTAGGCAAGATGGCTGAAGTAGCACAGAAGAGAATTGGCATGGCTTATGGCGGTATGGTCAAGAAGGGTTATGCTATTGGTGGTATGGCAGAACTAAGTGAAGAAGAGCAGTTCAGAAAAGATAACAACATCCCTGTAGGGGGCTATGAGGCTCAAATCCCAGAAGGTGGTTCTTTTAATGACACGAATGGACAATTACCTTTAGAACCTATACAGAACACTCTTACGACTAATATTAGTGGTGAAATGTATGATGAGTCTGACCCAAAGAATTATGGTGCCTTTGGTCCTATGCTACAGGGAGATGACCCAGTTATCTTTAATGAGGCAGATGGGCGGATTAAATCAGATATCAGACAAGAAAACTTTGATAGAAGTTTCACGCCTGATATGTTGCCCTATGAGGAAGCAGTCCCAAAGCCTATGGATGTAGCACGTACCAATTTAGCTGCATCTAGCACTGCACTACAGGCAGCTATCAAGGCGCAACAGGCTGATCCTGGCAATAAGGAATTAGCTGATGCTGTAACTGCTGCACAGACTGCCTACACAAGCAAGCAACAAGAGTATGGAGCAGCAGAGAAGACTTACAACATCCTAAACACTAAGGGTACTAAAGAGATCATGAACACTGCGTTTGATGATCCAGAGTCACTTGTAACTAAAGCTGACGTACAAAAGATTAAAACAGATGACACGCAGGTTATAGACCCTAAAACGGGTCAGGTTGCTACTACAGCTGACACAGCCACTGTAACTGAGGCAGATGCAGCTACTGCTGTAGAAGCGCCTACAACTAAGGACGCCGTTAGCGTTACTGCTGAGACAACTGCTGCTGCAGTTCAGGATACCATAAGTAAAATTACTGCAGCTACAGGCAAGCCCAGCGCTGATGCTCTTGTAGATGCTGCTCAGATGTCCCCTGACGAATTGGCTCAGCTGGGCCTCACCGTAGCACAGATTGCTGAAGCACAGAAGGTAGTTGCCCCTGCTCCACGTAAGGTTGAGACAGGTGAGCTTATAGAAGGCTCTACTGTTGACATGGATCGTGTCAAGAAAGAGACTAACTTTGAAGCTGTAACTGGTGCGCCATCCACTGATGCCACTGTACAGGGTCAGCTTACTGGCTTGATGGAACAGTTTGAGGGTAATGAACCTCCTGCGTGGGCAGCTGGTGCTATGCGCCAAGCAGCAGCTATGATGGCAACACGTGGTTTATCTGCTTCATCTATGGCTGGTCAGGCTGCTATTCAGGCTGCAATGGAGAGTGCACTACCTATCGCACAGATGGACTCACAGACGGTTGCTAAGTTTGAGATGCAGAACCTGTCTAACAAACAGCAGGCTGCAATGTTTGCTGCAGAGAAACGTGCTGAGTTCTTAGGCCTAGAGTTCACCCAAGACTTCCAATCTCGTGTTACTAACGCAGCTAAGATCTCTGACATTGCCAACATTAACTTTACTGCTGAGCAACAGATTGCACTAGAGAATGCTCGTATGGCACAGACAGTAGACATCACTAACCTGAATGCTAAAAATGCTAAGGTTATGGCTGATGCTGCAGCTATGACACAGACAGACTTATCTAACCTCAATAACCGTCAGCAGGCAAGGGTACAGAATGCTAAGTCTTTCCTAGAGATTGACATGACTAACCTTACCAATGAACAGCAGACAAACATGTTTAAGTCTCAGTCATTGATCAGTTCTATATTTAATGATCAGGCTGCAGTTAATGCTGCTGCACAGTTTAATGCTTCTTCAGAGATGCAGATGACACAGTTCTACGACAACATGTCTAACACTGTTGCTATGTTTAATGAGGAGCAGGCTAACTCCATTGAGTTGTTTAACGCAGGTGAGTCTAACGCTGTAGAGCAATTCAACAAGAGTTTGATTAACCAGCGGGAGCAGTTCAATGCTTCTAACTCTCTTGTAATTGAGCAGGCTAATGCTGCTTGGTATCAGTCTGTCGCTACTTCCGACACAGCTGCACAGAACTTGGCTAACATACAAGTAGCTAAGGACGCCTCTGAGTTAACATCTTTAGGCTTTAGTGCTATGATCCAAGAGGTTCGTGACATGATGAGTTATGCATGGCAGACTGAGAATAACAATGCTGACAGGGCAGGGACTATGGCTGTGGCTACACTACAGGCTGCAGAGGCTAGGGCTGCTAAAGAAATTGAAGCAGGGGCAACTAAGTCATCAGGTTTCTGGGGTTCTGTTGGTACTTTTGCTGCTGCATGGATTGCTGCATAATAGGAATTATATAATGGCTGATGTTTACAAATTTACAATGGATATGACTAAGGTATTAGGTGCGCCTGAAGAGGACAAACCTAATGGCCTTATGACTTCTTTATACCCTAAGAAGCGCCCTACTCCTGCTGATCCACAGGTTGCTGCTAAACCTAAAGCTGATGGTGTACAGCCAACTGCTATGACTAAGTTAGATACACTTAAGTCTGACTTTGCAAGGATTGCTATTGAAACACAGGGTGAAGAAGAAATTAATAAATTGTATGCTAATCAGTGGGACAAGTCTCCTACTACGTTTGATCGGATACGTACAAATCTATTAGACCGCTGGGGTGCTGATACAACTGTAGAGCCTTCGCCACCACGAGATACACCAGCTAAGCCACAGATGGAAAGACCAAAAAGACCTTACATGCTGGATGCTAGCAATATGCCAGACATACCCAGTATAATTGATGATGTACCAGTAGCTGATGCAGGTGAGGGACTTATGAGTAAGCCTCTTACGGATGATGATATGGGACTTCCAGGAGATAGGTCTACTACAGAAACAGATATGGCATTTAATACAGCCTTTGTTACTAAAATGGCTAACTCAGAAGGTACAGTAGATCATATAGACAGTTTAGGCATACCAACACTAGGCTATGGTATTCTGCCTGCAACAGCACGCAAGTATGGCTTTAACCCTGATAGTGCGAAGTACTCAGATAGGAAGGTATTAGCAGGGGCCGTTTATGATGCCATGCACAAAGAAGCTAAAACATCTTACCCTGATGTATTTGCTAATCTTAACGAATCTCAAAATATAGGTGTCTTATCTCTATACATCAATCTAGGGGAGTTACCTAGAGGAGTAGTGACTGCCTTATCTAGTGCTACACCTGACTTTGATGCAGCAAGAGACTCTTTATCCACTGTTGTTTTAGGATCTCCAAGAGATAATGCTGGCAATAGAAAAAAAGATAGTAACAAAAATACTATATACACCTCTAATAAAGGGTTATCTAAACGTAGGGCGGGTGAATACAACATACTTATGGAAGGTCAATCAGGGTTTATACCTGTAAAAACAGTTTCTGTGGAAGGTACTAAACAAACCCCTGTGTTTGTCTGGAAAGATAAGGATGATAAGGAAATCCGTAGATACACACCTACTGTTACAGGGCAAGGAAAAGTATACCAAGGATTAGATGATAGTAGCACTATGACAGACGTTAGAGTTTAACACATGTTTGGCCTACCCTTAGAACTAATAACGATGCTCTTCTCTACAATCCTAGGTGGGGTCATGTCTATCTGGGGCCAGAACAATAAGAATAAAGCAGAGCAGCAGAAGCTACTCATAGCGGGTCAACAGGAAGCCAGAGAGCACGGCAAGACGGACTCACACTTTGCTTGGACACGTAGGATCATTGCCTTATCTGCAGTCTTTGCTATTATAGTCTTGCCAAAGCTTGTAGCAGTATGGTATCCTGACGTTAGCGTTATTGTAGGCTACACTGAAGTAAAGGGTGGCTTATTTAATTGGCTCTTTGGCGGTGATGGCACAGTACAGTGGCAGGCAGCACGAGGCTTCGTAATTACACCCCTAGACACACACATCGTTTCAGCCATCGTAGGACTATACTTTGGTGCTGGATTTACTAAGTAAGGTAATACAATGATAGACCCATATAAAATGCCAGTCCCAGGACAGTCATTAACTGACACACCCCGTAATGCAGCATGGGAGAGGCCTCCAGAGATGGTTGAGCCTAATGCTATTGCGGAGTACTACATCAGGAAGCTTAGTGATAACGATCTAATGCAGGACTTGTCTATTGTGTTTGAACTTGGTGGCGACTTGAAGTCCATGACTGAGGCCATGATGAACATCAGTGTAGCACAGGGCCTTCACACTATTGAGGGCGGTATGGTTGTTGCTGACGTTGTAGGTTCGTACATCAAGATGGCTATGTCTGAGTTAGGCGTAGACGTTAAAGAGACTAGCCGTGATCCAGAAGCTGAAGCAACTACACGTGAGAACAAGCGTCTCCGCATGCTTATTGATGATGCTCTTGAAAAGGACGCTAAGGATGGAGGTACATCCTCTGGTATCCTAGAAGAGATGCAGCAGAGCATGGATGGTGATACAGAAGAGATGCAAGAGGAAGAACCAGACATGGTAGCTGAAGAGCCTGTAATGGAAGAAACACAAGAAGAAATGCCTACGGGTCTTATGTCGAAGGGTGCAGTATAATGGCTATTGATTTCATGGCTTTTGGTGAGGCCTTTCTAAACCGCACAGCAGAAGAAATTATGAAGCGTAAAGAAAAAGCTTCTGACTATGAGGATGAACTAAAGGAACGGGCTGAAACCAATAAGTCCCTTATCAATCGCCGTAAGAGTATTGTTGAGAGCCAAGTTACTTTGGCTAATCAGGCTAAGTCAAATGGTGCTACAGATGAAATGATTTCTGCTGCGCTTGACTCCGGTCATACGGGGCTTATGGACCTAAGCACAAACCTTCAGAAGTTAAAGGTAGAGCTAGGATCTGGCTGGTCACCTGAGGCTGCAAAGACTGCATATGAATTACCTGAGGGGTATGTGGTGCCAGAGGGTGACTTGGCTACACGTGTTGCTCTAGCCTATGGCTTACCTGCACCTAGCCTTGGTTCTACTGTAGCACCGGAAGCTTCTTGGTTTGACAGGGGCATGGGTCGTGGTGCTAAGGATCGTGTACGTGCTAGCCTAGACACAGAGAGTTTCATGGATGGCTACTCTGTTATGGATATTAATGAAGCAGCAGCACAGCAGGACTACCAGAGCCTGACTAAGGGTGCATTCGTTAACTTCACAATGCCTAAAGTATTCTCTGTAGATGACTACTCATCTGAGTCAGCGGTGTTGGATAGGATAGTTACAAATGCACAAGAGGACCAAGTATATGTTGCTATGGAAACTGAGATTGCCACACTTTCGTCAAAAGCGTGGGCATCGGATCAGTCCCCCGGATACATGGAACACCAGGCTAAAATTGCTGCGTTAAGAAAAAAACAGCGTGCTTATACTGCATCAAAAGTTGCTCAAGAGGCCTTAAGACGCCACGGTGCTTTCACAGGTGGGGGTTACTTTGAGCAGATGGCGGGTATCGTTGATGGCTATTTGGGTGGAGAAGGTTCCTTTGCAAAACTCTTAAATATGGACCCAGAGCCTATGCGTGACCCTGACGGAAATGTTATAGACCCAAATAGGGTTGCTACTGAAACAGATACTGAAACAGATACTGAAACAGATACTGCAGAGAGGAAACCTGTAAAATTCTCTGATGACTTTAAGGACAAGCCTTGGGATACACTTATCGATAATGGATTTAAATTGTCTGATATATCTAGTGGTAAATTTACGATATCAGGGAAAGACTTTACTGATGTACACACTTTTGAATTTAATGATAAAGGTGAAGTGGTAGCAGGGTCATTTGTAGATAGTGTAACAGGTGAAACAATTGAAATGGATGCTGATACTATTGAACACGCATTTAACTACTTGAATACTATTAAGCCTGTATCAGCAGGGCCAAGGGTCTCACTGGATAACTCAGGCATAGAAAACCTTAGTGAGCTTGCAGAGGATGAAACAATTGACCCCAACCTTATAACCAGAGAAATGACAGATGGCCTTAGCCGCTATGATCTTAGTAAGCTTGGCCTGAAATACTCAGCATTGGGTAAGCTCTTTGAAAACCTACCAAACCAAGATACTGTGGATCAGCGTATTGAACAGCTAACCATTAAAGAAGAGGCTGCTAATAACCCTGAACAGTGGTATAAAGTAACTCTTCCCGGCAAACTTCCAGGCCGCAGGGAGCGTAAGGTAAAGGGTGCTGACTTAATTCATGTACCTGATGGTGCACTACTTAACATGAACTACAACACGCCTCTTGCTCGTTTAGACTTTGATGAGGATTTACCTAAAGCCACTTGGACAGTTCGCGATATTAAGAAGGCGTATCCTAACTACAATGCTGAACCCGGCCTGACTATAACACAAGAGGAAGGCCCTATGAGGCCACAGGAACGGCCTGAAGGTCTAATGTCACAGCCACCTTCACCAGAGATTGCTCCTACAGAAGATAACCCTGTAATAGAGGCAATACAAGCCACGCAGGGAGCAGAGAAACTACTCAAAGATCATGGTAGGACCATAATTGAGTTCTTGTATGATGAAGGGTTTGATGGAACAGAGTCTACAGAAGAGTTTAAGGCTTCGGTGGCTGCTTGGTTTGATGAAAACTCAGCTAACCCAGACTTAATGAACCTTGGTCTATTGGCTGAAGACATGGGTGCTGTAGTCTTTGGTGTTAAGCAATTCATCACAGAAAACCCACCAGCATAGAGTATTGGAATTAAAGCTATGGCTAAGAAAATAACACTGGAAGAGTACCAGAAACGCTTTAATCTTACGGTTGCAAAGCCTGAGGTACCTATCCTAGATACACCAACTGTTGCTGATACTGCAAAAGCACCTGTGGCAAATCGCACTATAGGACTTGAAGAGTACAAGAAGCGTCTGGGGCGTAAGGGTAGAACAGTTGAGGAAGATGAAGAGGACTACTACCCATTTGATAAGTCTGATACACTAAAGAAGGATGACCTTAAAAAGGGTAGGGCAGCTAAAGATATCCGTAACCATATGAAGGACCGCTTTGGTGTGGACTACAATGAGGGCGAAGGTAAGTCTGACAGTGAAGTAGTAGAAGAATTTGTTGACTCAATGCGCTGGATGAATAGTAATACTGTGTCTGTAGTGGGTGCAGTACGCTTTATTACAGATGCTGATGAAGAGACTAAAGCACGTGCAGGTAAAGCATATGAGTTGTACGATCAGCTTGGTAACGTGTTTGTTAATGATGGCGTAGCTGGTGCTGTTGATGGTATTAAGGACTACCTCTTCGCTTCTGCAGCTGACCCTACTAACTACTTGGGTTTACTTACAGGTGGTGTAGCTAAAGCATCTGGAGTTGGCCTTACGCAGGCGGGTCGTATGGCAGTTAAACGTGCTGCTGTAGAGGCTGGTAAGAAGGCAACTGCAACAGGCGTGACTAAAGAGGGTGCTAAGAAAGCAGCCACTGATATGTATAAGAGTGCGTCTAAGCGCATGGCTACAGAGGGTGTAACTAGAGCAGAGTCTAAAGCTCTACGCCGTGCTGCAGCTAAGAAAGAGTATGACATCTTCATGGAGAATGCTAAGCGTAAAGCACGGCGTGACTCTGTAAAGCTTGCATCAGTTAAGGATGGTAAGAAGATCCTAGCAGCTACTACTGCAGCTGACGCTATGTTTGCTGTTGTGCATGACTACCAACTACAAAGCACACTAATGGAAGCTGGTGCACAAGAAGAGTACAGCGTTCTGCAGACAGGCTTTAGCTCACTCTTTGGTAGTGTAGCAGGCCTTACTCAGCTGGGCTTTGGTAAGCTTGCTGGTGGTTCAGGCCTCTCTGATGCAGTTATTGATCTTAAGATAGGCGGCAAGCGCACAGAGGAAGCTAAGAAGCTTGACATACAAGCTAAGACTATGGGCGCTAAGAGTAAGCCTATCAACATAGAGATGGATGAGAAGGTAGCTAAAGAAGCTGCTGATGAGATCCTTAAATACTCAAGCCTATGGCGTAACAGAGTAGAGCAAGGCATAAGCCAGTTTGATGATGTACCCACATCTGTGTCATTCCTTAGGGGTGTTATGCTTGGTGATGATGGCAAGGGTGGCTTAGCTAAACTGTTTAAAGACCAAGGAGTACCCCTACCAAAGGATGTACCTGTATCTGCTGTTATGACTGATGTTGTATCTAAGTTGCCACAGGAAACACTTGAAGCTATCAACGCTAACCTTAAGGTATCTGGTATCACACTAGGCCAAACAACTGAGATGGCACAGAACCTACAAAGCCTACTTGCTGTAGAAGTAAGTAAGGGTGGTAAGGTATTGAATGTAATGTCTCAGGTAAGTAAAGTGCTTGATGGTGGTATACTCTATGGTCACGAGATCATTGATGGTCAGATGAAAGCAATTAAAAACTTGGAAGTAGAAGCTGCTGCAGCTAAACGCGCCAAGTATGGTCAGTATGGTCAGAACGTATGGCGCAGGTTGCTAGTGTCATCACCAGCCACTACTGCTGTAAACGTCATGGGCTTTGGTCAGTTTGCTGTAGGACAGTCTCTTGCAGATATATTTTCCGGTACAACTAATACTCTCTGGGGTTTAGCTCAGGGCGGAACTATGACCAAGGGTGGTCGTGAGTCTCTGCGTATTGGTAAAGTATACCGTCAGATGCAGACACAAAAGATCCGTAACCTTATGGACCCCTACACTACGCATGATGCGTACATGGCATTCCTAGCACAGAACAAAGACGTAAGAAAAATTATGTTTGAGAGCTTTACTGGTGGTGTTGCTCGTAGCGGTGAACGCCACGGCATTAACCCTAATGCTAAATGGTTCCAGCGCACTGAGACTACTGTTGATGCCATGAACCGTCTGACAGGTGTTAAGATCCAAGACACGTTCACTAAGTCACAGATGTTTATTGGTGAGATGGATAAACACATCCGCCTTAAAAATCCAGGTGAGACACTAGAGAGTATTCTTAAGTCCGGTAAGCTAGACGCTATTGATAATGACGTTATTGGTTACTCTCTGGACACAACTCTTAAGTCTGTGTTCGCTAAGGACTACACAACAGATGATCAACTACTAGCAAGTGTAGCTAAGGGCATTGAAGGTATATCTAATATGCCTCTTATTGGTACTATACTTCCGTTTGGTCGCTTCTTCAACAACACCCTAGCTACTGCATACCAGTGGAGCGTTGGTGGTGGTGTACAAATGGCTAGTGCTATGTACAAGAAGTCTATCAAGGGTGTGCCTATACCTGCAAATACTACAGAGGCTTTTGCTCGTAGCGTTGTAGGTATGACTGCCCTGCGTTTGGCTATGGAGTATGACAATGATCGTTTGGAGAAGGGCCTAGCCCATGACATGATCGACATTGGTGGTGGTCAGACATGGAAAGCGCAGAACTTATTTCCTGCTTCACTCTGGTTGGCAGTAGGCCGTGCTGCTAACCTGTCACGCAAAGGTGAGATGGTTCCTAATGAACTAATGGTTGATATTGGTAATCAACTTGCTGTAGGGCAATTCGCTAAAGACATTCAATTTGGTAATGATATGTATAATGTATTTGATACCATCTTTAATGGAGAAGAGGGTGATGGCTCAAGGCAGATGACCTTTGATGCTCTGTACAAACAGGGTGGTAACATCCTTGCGGGTGTCACACGTCCACTTGATGCAGTTAATAAGATGGTTGGCTTCATCAACAACACAGATGCTGCACGTGATTCACGTCTGGTAGAAGGTACTGACATTGCTTTGCTGGGTGCTTCAAAGTACATAGATAACATTGTTGAGATCTTCACAGATAAGCTTGATGGCATTACAGGAGAAGAGCTAAGAGTAGCAACTCGTAATGGCTCAGTTAAGAACCCTAACCCTATACTACAGGCGCTAGGTGTCACCGTACTACCCTCCCGTACAGCCACAGAGAAGGCGTTCAGCATGGCAGAGATGCATCCTTGGACTGCGGGTGAGCGCAGCCAGATTGCTGAGTACGATAAAGTGTTTAACTCTTTAATCCAGCCAATGTTTGAGGATAGGTATGCTAAGCTTATAGAACAGCCTTCATTTAAAAAGGGAAGTATAGCAGATAGACGCCAAGCACTTAAGGGGTGGAAAACCCACCTATCAGGTGAACTTAGAGCATACCTACAAAACAGTACAGAGTATGGTCTGCTTGCTGTACAGCGTAAGGCTGTTGGTCATGGCAGTAAGGAAGAGAAGAACCTAGCCATGAAATACATGCGAGAAGATCTTGGTTACTCTGGTGAAGGCCCAAGAGATATGAACTGGGAAGAGTTACAAACGTACTTAGACGTTATAGACTACTTTAAAGGCCAGAAGAAAGTTAAAACAAAGATCAAGTAAAGCAAGAGGGGCCACACTAAGCGGCCCCTTTTTGTTATCGTATACCATGTTTCTTGGCACAATGTTTAGACCAAAGAAAGAAGGCAGTTAAGTGCTCTAATGCCTTTTCTTTTTCTTCGCTAGGCCAGAGTTGCTTGTTAATAAAGCGTTCAATCTCTTCTGTATTCCTAGACAACTCTTCGTAGAACTTAATGCGTGTGCCTTCTACGTGCGCCTTAGCTTCCTGTTCTAACTTCATTAGATACTTCTCTCTGACTCAAATGTGTATAGACTCTTTATGATAGTACTCTTTGTATCTTCACAGACAGAGGCACTCTTACTTATGTTATCATATGCAGGTATGACCTGTAAGTTACCACTCCAGTGAGGTCCACCATCTGCTAGAGGCCACATGTGATCTACATGGTGTTGTACACCTGTGGTTACACTTATTATGTTACTTAGTTTGTATATCTGAAGCATACGTTGTTTCTCATGAGAGCAGTCACGCAGGTGTATGGGTATCTGTTTGCGCTTTAATGCCCTATACTTTGCAGAGTTATTCTGGTAGATGTGTTTATTCTTTTGTTGGTATTCCTTACGTTTCCCTAAAGCACTGTATGACTTAGAATACTCTCTAAGACGTTCTTTGTTATTAATGTACCACTTTTTAGTAGCTTTCCTGCACTTATCTATGTTAGCTTCTCTGTAAGCTTTATTCTGAGCTGCAATTTTATCTTTATTCGCTTCACGGTAAAGCTTCTGCTTTTCAGCTACCTTTTCTTTGTTAACTTCTCGGCATTCTTTAATGTATTCTTTATTACTTTCGTTCCAAGCCTTGCCATACGCAAGCGCCTTTTCTTTATTATTAATGTACCACTTTTTATTCTTAGCAGAAAGCTTATCTTTGTTAGCAATATAGTAAGCTCTAAAATAAGCAGCCTTCTCTTCCTTGCTCTTAGCCATCACAGACCTTCCTTCATAAACACCTTGACCCACTCTGCACAGATACCACTACGCACAATGTCATCAATACCAAACTCAACTACGGGTGCATCTAACATGTACTTCTTAGAGAGATGTATGACCTTAGCTAGACCAGACGTACCCTTAAGATCTGACTGTTGTATATCACCATTGAGTACAATAGTACTGCCTTCGCCTACCCTAGTCAACAGCATCTTGATCTCACTGATCTCAATGTTCTGCGCTTCATCTACGATAATGAATGCATCATCAAAGCTACGCCCACGCATGAGCGCCAGTGTTGCTACTTCAATGTTACCTGCCTTCAGTCCTGTATCAACAGCACCTCGCCCTAGATGTTTAACCAGTACGTCTAACACAGGCAGTGCCCAAGGCTGAGCCTTCTCTTCAAGCGTTCCCGGCAGGAACCCAATGTCTTTACCTACAGCTACGTGAGGGCGTGTGATAACAATCTTGTCAATCTCTTTGAGAGTATACAAGTCTGCAGCACATGTAGCTGTAACGTAGGTCTTGCCAGTACCAGCGGGACCAAGTATCAACACCTGCTTGCTACTAGCAATGGCATCAATTAGCTTACCTTGGTTAACTGTCTTTGGTACTATACCTGATACAGGCTTAGAAGAGGCTCCCTTGTAGGTTGTCTTCCTTCTTGTGCGTGTCTGCTTTTTTGGTGGCTCTAACGTGTCGGTGTTCATTCAAGTTATCCAGTATTGTTATTGCTTCTTCTACGCTAAGCTTAAACCACTCATAGTTGTTTTGACTAGCAACTAAACGCGCCCTTAAGTGGGCCTCTGCCTCTGCCTTTCTATTATCAGTAGAATGTACAGAGTGTTCTAGCGTGAAGTCCCTGTAGGGGCTACTGGTTTGATACTGACTTAGGCGTCTGTTAGGGTCATCAGCCATACCTATTTTAACCCAGCCTTTATGGGCTTTACTGGTTATAACGTATACATACCCTTCCTTAGAAGATGCTGTCTCTTCGGGTGTTTGCACACCGATCAAGTTTCTAGAGGAGTGGTTTCCTGGTCTTAGGATGTCATATAAAGGGTTATTTTTTTGGATGTAGATACCATCAAGATAAATACGTGTCTTATTAACTACACTGTTATGTTTCTTAAAGCATTTCCTACACGTGTAATTTCTTTGGATCACTGCAGAGGGATACCAATTTGTTGGTGCACTCAAAGGTATACTGCACCTGTTACATGTATGTCCTGACATTATATTTCACTTTCTATTTTACCCATTAGTTGTTTTAACTCAGTGTAACCTCCAATGTATGTGCCATCAGAAGAAAAGATCTGTGGTACAGTCTTGTGTCCTGCTTGCTTTATGAGTGCTAGTACCCATCTGGAACTGTCTGACTGCACGTTGTACTCTGTGTAGCCCTGCTTAGCTGCTTTGAGAAGCTCCTTAGCGGAGTCACAGAAGTTACATTGATCTCTTGTAATAATAGTGTACATGCTGTATCCTTATGAGAGCAGTTTATTCACATGCTCAGGTGGTTTCACTAAAACAATGCTGTAACAAATGGAATTAGTGCTTCTGTTGTTACTTCATAAGCTATGATGATTACCATATTTAAAGCAATAAACTCAAACATACTTCTCTCCTTTCTATACTAGATCTACTATTTCACAGGCATCACCAGAACACGCAAGCGTTTGGCTTCCTGCAGTATTATCTTCACTCTCATACTCTGAAAGCTTACTCCAGTCAATAGACTTTGGCATACAAGATAAAAGTGTCTTGTAGTCCGACTTACCACACTCCTGATAAGGTGCTTGCTGGTACGTATGATCATTGTATGGCAGGAAGGATACCCCTGACATCTCATCAAAGTGTTTGTACACAAAGGCACCCACTTCAAACCATTCGTCATTCTTCACGTTGATAGTTACGGATGGTTTATGCTCACACCAGTGTCGCTGATATGCCAACCACATTTCTAACTGTTCAATGGCAGACATGTCAGCAGTACACACTGCGCCATCAGGTGCCTTCATTGGAAAGCTAAACACTGTGGTCTGGTCAGGCTTAAATACCTCAGGCGCATTAGGTATACCCTGATCCTTCATAAACTGTGTTAGGGGGTCTTTATTGTCTCCACGCACCGTGCGAATGTAATAAGGGCTGTGACGTGCGTGAATACCACTAGCGGAGTCAACAAGTTGAGATACGGTTCCCGAAGGTTTAACACAATTGATAGCAGCAGCAACAGGGATACCAAGGCGCTCAGCCCACTCAGCATTAGTAGTGATAGCAATTTGTTTGAGATGTTCAAGGGTCTTATCCAATCCTTTATTTTTAAGTGTCATCAGTGGGTTATCCATGATGCCTGTCAGGGAAACGCCTAACAACCTCTCTTCTTCCGTGTTTGTTGCCCATATCTTACGCAGATAGGGAAACTTAGTGTAGCTTGACTGAATGGTACCCATGATAGTGGCAAGGCGTACCTTCTCAGATAGTGTATCAATATTATCAGTAGCACGTACTACAATTTCACTGAGGTTGCAAAATTCATATGGGCGTAAAATTATTTCGCTGCAAGGGTTGGTTCCGAAGTCGTAGTTAGGATCACGGCGACCATTCTTTGCTGCTTGCTTCTTAGATGCTTCACGATTGAAGATGCCACGCTCACCAGAGCCAGACTCTACAAGCGACATCCACTCACGCATAAACGACAGGCTATCAGGCTTCTCAGTATAGGATACAGAGTTATTAGCTAAGGCACGTTGTGGATTGTTCTCCCACCATGAGCCAGACTTAGCAGTACGCATACGATCATCAGATAAATTACTCAATGAAATCATGGCGCTGCGGCGTACTCCACCAACTATTACTACCTCGCCAATCTTACACATGATGTCATGGCACTCAATGGATGAAAGCTTACGTCCCTCTGATTTCTTGAATGCATTGACAGTGAAGTTAAACAGATCCACCAATGGTGCTGGGCCTGATGCCCTACCGCCAAACGTCTTAAGGGGTGCTCCAGAAGGGCGTACCTTAGACACATCCCACGTTGGGATTTCACCAGCATACAGGAGTGCAATCAATTGACGCAACGACTTAGCCCACCCCTCCTTACTGTCCCTGACAACGATATTAGTCTCGCTCTGGAAGAGTTGCGGCACATCTGGGAGCTTAGTGATGAACTGGCGCTCGACGCTGAAGCCAACGCCAGTGCCGCAGAGGAGGATAAACATAGCCTCATCGAAGGACTTAAGGTCATCTACGGGTAAGAAGCTACAATTATACATGCAGGTATTGTCACGCGATGCTGCAGGGCCGCTTGTCATGAGCGCTCTCATAGATGGCATAACTTCTAGGCCTAAGATGGCCTGTTCTAGCTGATTCTTTGTTTTGGTATCAAGCTCTGGTCTATCAATAAATGCCATAAGGCGGGATACTGTATCACCCCATGATTCACGTCCCTTACCGTCAAAGTATTTAGCATAGCGTGACTTGTGGATAAATGACTGATAGTCTGTTGGTAGTTGGTTGCTCATTTCATTTCCTCATAAAATAGTTTCATCATACTCATACCAGATCACTTAAGTCTGGTGCTCTATAGTTAGGCCCTTTAAGAACCTTACCGTCTTCACGGAAGATAGGCTTACCGTCAGTGCCTAGCTTGGACATATTACTCTGGTGTACAAGCTGGAAGGCATCAAACACAATGCCGTGGCTGTAGTAGTGTTCAGCACTCTCAATTTCGTCATTGGCATCAGACATCAAGTCCATCCAAATGCTGCTTTCTACTTCCCCCAAAAGCTCTATAAAGTTACCGCTAGTAACAGTATCAAAGCCCTCAATTACGTAAAGAAGATCAGCTATCTCTTTAAGGTGTGCAGCCGTACCAATAGTCTCTGCCTGAGCCTCTCCTAGCTCTTCTTTAATAAGCTTTAACCATAACCGTGGGTCAAGTGATGCTTTAAATGTGTATATAAACTCATGTAAGCACTCTTCCTGTGACTTAACTCTGAAAGCCTCAATATCTACTTCGCTAATCATAGTCTCTCCTTTACTAATAAGTTTTTTACTTCAACGTCATCTACGTCATAGAACGTATCAACAATCATATCCCTTACATCATCCTCGTGTGCATCCTCATAGGAGGATAAGATGTTGTTATTCTCTTCTACCGTGACTAGCATTGTCACCCCAAACTGCTTAACACTCATTTGTGCTTCTCCGCAAGTGCTTCATTCATCTTATTAAGATACCACCCTGCCTTCTTCATATCTTCCACGGGGTTAGCCTTATAGCGATACCTGTGTTGATACTTAACGAAGTTACCATGACAGTACGCAATGTAACCGTCTAGACCTAGCACCTGTTTGATGTAGTCAATGCATTCAATGCCACCCATGTTGTAGTGTACTGGACGCTCAACTGGATCAAATTGTTTTAGCTCAGGGTGTTGATCTCCTATGTATTCAGTGTGTGGTAGAGGTTCTCTTGTTAATGGTGGCTCTTGTCTCATGCGTTACCCTCTGTCTTAGTCCATCTGTTTAGTCTTATTACGTTGTCACCCTCAGGCGGCTCTGGCCCATCATCTAACGACCAACCATCTACTTCGTCCAGTAAGCCATCACGATAAGCAACGACTTCATCAAGCGCCTTAGGGTTATCGTTAGCCCAAGATAGGAAAGCAGCCATAAGAGTTATATAGTGGACCATAGTACTCTGTGTAGCGTCATCTATGCTTGACTCAGAGCATGCAGCAATACCTGTCTCAATGTGACCCGTCCACTCATCATCCTGCATTACAGGCCTAACGATCAGAGCCATCTCATCATCTGATAACGTATAACTCATCAGTCTTTCCTTTTTGTTTTAAGTACAACTACATCTGTAGTAGCCCTTGATCCTGGCTCAGTCAACCAAGCCTCAGGAATAACTCTGTGTGACCACAAAAAACCATTCCTGTCGCACCACTCAAAGTAGCGGCTCTTAGCACCCTTGTACAACTTAGCATTCGCGTTACTAAATACAAACCTTATGTCTAACTCTGGGTGCTGTTGCTTTATTGCAACATGCTTCCTGCGATCTTCATTATCAAATATGCCCTTTGTCTCAACTATGATGCCGTTGTCTAACTCAAAGTCAGGTGTGTACTTGCGGTAGCGTAGGTCTTCCCACTCTATCTTTAGTAGCTCGTACTTAACTAACTTCTGTCTTGCCGTTAAAAAAGCAGCGGCCTCCTTTTCGAGACCACTGCGATAACGGCGAGAGTTGTGTACTCTTGCAGTTGTTCTTTTAGCCATCCTAATTGTATTCCTCCGCTACAAACGTATAGTCTACTTCAGGTGGGTTCTTAGCCTTGCTCATAATGCTTGGCCTTGGTGTCAGGTTAGTGTGACACTTGTGTTTAAAGCTACAGAACTTACATCCTGATGGCAGTACCCAGTTACCTGTCTCTTTACGGTAGAAAGTTTCCTTGATTGGCTCAAAGCAACGCTCGAAGGGTTCATCATTATCAATGAAGTCTACGGTAGCCTGTATGTCAGCTAAGACTTTCTCACGATCAACCACAGAGGCGTCTACATACTTAAACTCTCCGTTGCCTTTGTTGACTACCCACCAACCACCTACATCAACTC